TCGCCCGCCCGGCAGAGATGACAGCCCCGATCACGCCGGGGACGTTCTCGTAATCGACGAGCCCCGGGATGTCATCCTCAAGGCCGGCGTTCAGCCTTTCTTCGACTGCTTCTCTTTCAAAAAAAAAGCAGCGTGCAACATGAAAATCCGCTCCCGAATCTTCAGGATCGTCGCGACCTCCTCGAAGTCGTCGCCTTCCATCTCATTGAGCATGAGCGGGCGAACAACCTCCGGATTCTTCGGGTCAGGCATCACCTGAACGCACTCGAGCATCTCGTCGAGCAGCGGCCGCGCCTCCTCGAAGTTGAGGTTTTCGAGCGCCTTCAGGCCGGCGATCGCGATGCCGGCGAAGCCCGCGTTCTTGTGCACGCCGATGTCGACGCCTGAACGGGAGATGGCTAGCAGCGCCCGCATTGCCCAGCGCTCCGCCTTCATGGCCGGCATCTCTGTGATCAGGAAGCGCTTGCCGCTGTCACGGTTGCCGGCCTCTTTCGGGACGACGAAGATCTCAGTCTTTCGCATGTCTTACCTCCTTGGCGGATACGGGATCAGGTTAGCCGAGAACGGCCGGAGAGACGGCTTGCCAGATGATGCCGAAGGTCCGGGACCGCAGCGTCTTGGCGGCATCCGGCATCACCCGGTAGGTCGTGAGCGCGCCCCTCTGCATGTCGTACTTCTTGCCGAGGCTCGGCAGCCAGACGGAGCCGTTGCAGCGGTAGACGTCGACCGCCTTTCGGTTCGCCTGATACCACTGATCGAAGAAGTCGTTCGACGGCGAGTCCGCCATCAGCGACACCGACCATGTCACCGGGTTGAACACGAAGCCGGCGGCGAGGAAGCCGTCGACACCCATCGCGGTTTCCGCCGCTTGGATCGCGTCGTTGGTGAAGATGTCCTCGGCTGAGAACTGCTGCAGCGGCGTCGGCGCGTTGAAGACGCCCGGCACCGCCAGCATGATCACAGCGTTCGCGGAAGTGATCGAAGCCATAGTTCATGTCCTCCTGCGCGCGCCGGCGCCGTTATTGGATTTCGATGCTCGCGAGGTTGATCGCCTGCACCGACTGACCGTCGGTGTACCAGAGGGTGCACGGCGGCGACGCGCGGGCGGCCCGAACCTGCGGCTGCGCGTCGAGCACCTGCAGATACCAGCCGCGCGCCGAGATCGTAGTCGCGATGTCAATGCCGGCATCCGCGTTGACCTCTGCGATCTGAGACGCCGACAGCGTGATCCCGGCCCGGATCGCGCCGAAGTTGAGCGCGGCATTGATCGGATCGAGACAGGCCGCCTCGATCAGCGCGTATCCCTGCGTGTTGTAGGGGATCGAGTAGACGGTCGTCAGCAGCTGCATCAGCGCCAGCTGCAGGGCGTTGTTCAGCCAAATCTGATTGACGTAGCTGTCCGCCCACAGGAACGGCCCCGAGACGAAGCCGCGGTTCTCGAAGACGAACTGATCGTTCCGCGTCGCATACGCGCCGTAGAAATTATAGTAGTTGCCGCGCGAACCGATCGACTGCGGATCGCCGCCGAGATTGTGCGCGATCGTCTGGTTGGTGACGTCCGCGAAGAGCCCGGTCTGAGAGCGGAACGCGAAGGTGATGCGCCCGTTCCGTTGCGTGAAGTCGATCGAGGCGGTCGCGCCGCAGATGAAGGCCGCCTTGATCGGACCCTGCGTCGAGTCCGGCGCCCAATGGATATAGGTGCCCGACGAATTGTTCGACGCGAGGATCTGGCCGAGGCTCGAGCTCGCCGGCAACGTGTTCGTCGCGGTGATGTCGGTGTCCCACCCGACGTACATATAGCCGTTGTTCGTCCCGTTCACCCATGCAGCGAACGCCTGCTTTTGCACGTTGCCGGTCCCGTAGTCGGGGTCGAACAGCGACATGAAGGTCGCCCAATTTTGGGTGACCGCGACGACCGAATTCATGAACGCGCTCGGCGTCTGCCCGGCGGAGCCCTGCGAGATCACCGCGCCGTCGGCTTGCCGCATGTTCAGCGGATCAGCCGTCGTTCCGGTCGCGTACGCGATCGACGAGGACGGGCCGATCAGAACGCCCGAGGTGACAATGAAGCCGCCGGAAACCGAGTCGTACGTCACGGTCGCGGAGGTGCCGACCGCGGTAACGGCGCCCGAGACCGAAGTCGTGTTCGTGCTCAGGAAATAGGTGCCGAGGCCGCCGGTGCCGGTGCCGAGTTGCGTGATCTGCGTTCCGGCCGCGATCGTGCCGCCCGAAACCGTCTGGCCGACCGACAGCGTTCCGGAGCCGACGACGGTCACCGTCAGGATGCCGTACGTGCCGGACAGCGACGTCGACCCTGCGACTTGGTTGTTGTTGACCGTGTAGACGCCGACGCCGCCGGTCGTGCCGGAGATCTGACCGGTGACGATCGTGTTCGCCGCGACACCGGTGCCGGTGATCGTGCCGCCGGCGACAACCGTGCCCGAACCGACGGCCGAGACCGTCAGGAGGTTGCCGGCGATCGATCCCGTGATGGTGAAGGTTCCGGCCGTGACCGCACCGGTGACGGATGCGACGGTCGGATTGGCGCCGCCGGCGTTCAGCGCGGTCTGGATCAGACCGGCCGCTGCCGAGAAACTCGTCGCCGCGGACAGGTTGAGCGCCGCGATCGAGCGGGGATAGCCGTCGATCGTGATGTTCAGCGTGCCGTTGATCGCCTGCAGCTGCGCGAGCGACAGGCCCGCGACCGACCCGCTGCGGAGGAACGCCGAGACGGAGCCCTGATTGTACTGCGCGAAGAGCAGCGAGCCCGGCTTCTTGTGCGAATTGTCGAAGCCGTTGAAATAGATCGTCGCGAGCGAGGCCTCGAGCGCCGAGGCGCCGAAGTAGGTTGCGACATCCGCCTGACTGGCAAAGGCTAGCACCTGGCCGATCGGGGCCCGGGTGTTCGACGTCAGGAAAAGCCCGATCATATCGAGGGCGGAGCCGCCGGCCGGCAATACGCCCGGGTTTACCGAAACGATGTCTCTTGCGGGAATGGTAGCCATCGCGCGGCTTCTCCTTGGTTTCGCGGAGCTAATCGACAGCCCCGCTTATGCCATGAAACCCGGATGTCCACAACGGCGCGCGATCAGTGCGGCGGATAGTGCGAATCGACCTCGATCAGCCCGACGACGACCGCGTCGGCGTACTCCTGCGGAACGACGACGATCTCGTTGACCTGCAGATTGCAGTCGAGAACGAACCTGTTTTCGTACTGAATTTCCGCATTCGTCATCGGCATCTGATGCGGATCGTCCGCGAACAGCGGGGTCACCTGATTCTGAGGCGCCGGCAGCGCCTTGAATGCCGCCGTCCCGTATTCATCGCGCATCAGGGCGGACACGGTATGCGCGAAATCCCCTGACGTGTAATCCGGCGCGTGAAAATCGAGTTGGATATTCTCCTGGATGTTCAGCTGCAGCTTTTTCCGGCCGGCCGACAGCGTCTGCGACGACAGCGTCTGCGTCGTCGAAATCTGATACGTCCCGGGGCCGCCCGCGGCGCCAGTCAGCTGCCGCAGGATCTGCGTCGGGGACACGACGTTGACGCCGAACAGCTGCGAGCCGGCATCGATCACACCATGGCCGACAGCGGACACCGTGAGCGTCGTGCCGGCGATCGATCCCGTGAACTTGACGTCGCCGGAGGTGACGAGATTCGTCGACAGCCGCTTCGTCAGGATCGGCGTCATGACGACGAACCACGGATTGTTCGGCTCCGGCACCCGGTTCGCTTGGCCGGCAACAACGGAGACGCCCGTTGCCATGGTCCGGGCGTTCGTCACCTGTTGCGGGCTTCCTGTTACCTGATACGTCCCGACGCCCCCCGCGGTGCCGGTCAGCTGGGAGATGATGAATGTGCCCGGCGCCGCGCCGAGCACCGGGCTGTTCATCGCGATCGATCCTTGGATGCCGCCGGCCGGCAGCCCGGGAAGGGCAGTGACGGTCAAGATGTTGCCGGTGATTCGCCCCTGAAACACCGCGGGATCTTGTCCGACCGTGCCCGGCAGCCAGGACAGCAGCACGGAGCGCAACGCCTCGAGGGCGTTCGATTGCGTCGGCGAGATCGAGGCGGGTAGCGGCATCTCGGAGCCCTACGGCGCTGCGGCGCGATAGAAGGTCACGTTCAGGATGCCGCCGGCGGTCGCATCAATGAACTGCAGCTTCGACAGCGTCCCGGCGTAGAGCGTCGGCTGATGCGCGCCCTGAATCAGGATCATGCCAACGGTCGTCGTCGGCGCCGTGCCGTCGTCGCGCCACCGGATGTTCTGCGTCTCCGCCTGCAGTAGCGCGAGGTTCGCGCCTGCCGGGATGCCGCCGGAGCAGGACGATAGCGGCGTCGCCGCGGCGAGCGTCGCGGCCGCGATCTGGCAATACCCGACCGGCGTCACGGCGACACCCGGGATCATGTCGGCGCGCGCCGGCGCCGAGCAGAGCAGCGCAGCGACCGCGAGCGAAAAGAGCGCCTTGAACTTCGTCATCTTGAACTTCTCCCCTCACGACCCGTTTTGAAGCGTGATGATCACCTTAGACCACCCCGCGGTATCGGCAAACGGCTCGGCGCTTTGCGTGACGAGCCATACCGAGCCGTCGGGCAAGGTCACGAGATCCCCGCCGACCAACGCGACGCGCACGGCCGGCAGCAGCGCGCCGCTGAAATACATGGCCTTGTGCTGCCCTTGGATGTTCAGCGAGTCCATGTGCCGCAGATCGTCGCCGGACACCGGCTGCACCTGCGCGGAGAACTGCAGCGTCGTCGACATCGTCTCGGACGCGACGTTCTGATCCCGGGAGATCGAATAGGTGCCGGCACCCCCATTGGGGCCCGTCAGCTGGCCGGTGATAAGCGTCCCCGGGAGGACGGTGTTTCCTGCGTCGGACAGCGTTTGTCCTGGCTGCAGGAGCCCGCTAGCGATTGCAGAGACCGTCAGGACCGTTCCGGCGATCGACGCCGTGATCGCGCCCGGGGTCGCGTAAGCCGGCACCGGCGTTCCGTCCGCAGCCGTCGTGTTCCCGATCGACTGCTGAACCGTCACAAGCTGCGGCGGATTGATCGCCCCGACGAGCGGGGCGACGATCGAATGCAGGTTCATCGTCGCCCCCTCGCCGACGTCAGTTCAGCGCGGTGATCTGCAGGAAGTTGAACACGATGTCGGACGCCGCGGTCGTCGCGTTGCCGGTGATCGCGATCAGGATCGGAGCATTTTCCGCAACCGTCGTCAGGCTCGGGGCGAGCAGGGCGGAAACAGCAGCGCCTACCTGCGCCTGCTGATGCAGACAGATTTGCGTGTTTGATCCCGCGGCACCGTACTTGAAGACGCTCGCCATGATCGACCAGCCGCCGCCGTTCGTTGCGACGGTACCGGTATCGGCGATCGTCGTTCCGCCGGTCACCGTCTGGCCGACAACGGCCGCCGACGGCGCGAAGATGATCTTGATCCGCTTGTTGTTCGCGGTTGCGCCGAACGATCCCTGCGCCTGAACGTCGATGCCTCGGCCGGCGATGTCGAACGCGTTTGCCGGAAGCGAGTAGACCGCGAGAACCTTGTCCGCGCCGGTAGCGCCAGGCTGAACGCCGGCCGAGGAGACCTGGACGTTGATGTCGCCCGAGGTGCCCATCTGCAGCGAGTTCTGCGCGTTGGCCCCCGCCGTTGCCGCGCCATTGCCGAATGACGTCCCGATCGCGGCGGCCTGGGCCGAGCCGAACAGGATGTCCCCGAGCGTCGGCGACCATAGAGAAATCTGTTGCTTGAGTCCCATAGCACAAGGCTCCTTTCGCTCCGCTTATGCCGGCGGGTTTCGGCTGATCCCTCCGTACCACGAAAAAGGGCCGCTTGTCGAAGCGGCCCTTCAAAAGCACGATTGGTTCGTCGAGGGTCAGGATCCGGATGGCGGAGCCTCCGCAGCCGGAGCGTCGGGCGCTGCGGCGGCCGGAGCAGCGGCCGGCGAAGCGAAGGCCGCAGCCATCGCGTCTAGCTTCCCCTTGATCCCCTTCGCCTCGGTGAGCGTATCGTTCATCAGCGCGGCGTCCTCCGCCGACAGAGCGCCGGAGCTCGACAGAGAAGCGTTCAGCGACTCGATCTTGCTGTTCAGCGAGTCGATTCCCGCCTTCACGACATCGACGTCGGAAGCGACGCCGTCGAGAACGTCCTTGATGTCCTTGATTTCGGCCATAATTCGATCCTGTTGATTGGTGATCCGTTTCAGTAACCGGAACGGCTCGGCGATTATTCTCCACACGGGTTTTCTCTCCGCTGAGAGAGCGCGGCCGCACCATACAGCGGCTAGCCCCTCAAGTCTTCACCTCGAAGTCGACAGAATTGAGGAGGTGTCCGGTCTCGACGAGGGGCTTTGTCGGGACGCCACCGACTGATTCGCCGGAGGCGAGACGCGCCCTCGCGATGGCGAGGCTTGCCTTCGTGATCACCGCGCCCTCGCTCTTCATCTTCCGGATCATCAGCGTCACCTGCGACAGCGGCGGCTCGTTGGTGTCGATGATCGACTGCCGCAGCTGCCCGGCGATGGCGGCGCCGGCGATCTGGAGCACCTTTTCGATGTCGTAGTCGTTGGCCTCGAGGAGATCCGCGATCGCCTTCGGCCATTCCCCGGACTTCTGCGCAATCATGGTGCGGAAGAACGGCCGCGGCGGGATGCCGGCGCGCGGCGCGCCGTACTCCTGGATCGCCGCGATCATGGCGACGGGCTTGCCGTCGGGATAGGTCGCCTTTTCGAGGAAGCCGACGCGGAGGGTTGCCGGCTTGTCGACCTTGCGTGCGATCGCTTCGAGCGCCGCCTTCAGCTTGTCGCCACCGCTGACTACCGCCATTTCACCTCCTCACGGCGACCGGGCGCCGAGATCTCACGCTGATCTGTCCGCGGTGCGCAACAGGCGCCCCCGCGGTCGTCACTGCGTAGGGTTTGCGGGCGCCGCCGGCGGTTCAGGATGCTCCTCGGCTGCGGGCTCTGCCGCAGGCGGCTCCTGCGCCGGAGGCTCGGCAGGAGGCTCTGCCGGCGGTTCTGCGACGGGAGGCGGCGGCTCGGCCGGCTTCTCCTCGTCGATCTCCTCCGTCGGGTTGTTGCCGGTGTACGGGTCGAAGGCATCGCGCACCGCCCGCGCTTCCGCGCGGATCACCCGCGCCGCGCCCTTGGCTTGGTTGCGCATCTCGTCGGCGAGCTCGTCGGCCGCCTGCTGGACGATGCGGCCGCTGTCCGCTGCGGCCTTCGCGAGCGTCTGCTCAATCATGAACTTGAAGTTCGTTGCGAACTTCTTCCCCCCGAATTCCGGCATCCGCATCGCTCCGATCATGACTAGGATCCGCGCCGCCTGAATGTCGAACCATTCCGGCGGCACGGATCGTAAGAGTTGCTCGCTACTTGGCCTTGTCGTCGGCGCCCTTGCCTTCATCGGGCTTGCCGCCATCGCCCTTGTCGTCGGCTGCGGGCTTCTTATCCGCACCCGCCTTAGCCTTGGCGGCCACAGCTGCAGCATCAGTCTCGGCGGCTCCGGCATCCTTCTCGACCTTGTCGTCGACGATCCTCATCGGCTGCGACATCGCGCCGGCGGCCTCCGGGCCGATCTCATGCGCGAGCAGGCGGCGGCGGTAGCTGTCGTCGTCCTCGTCGAAAGCGTGCCCGTGCGCGACGGAGACGCGGACAAGCGGCGGGGTCAGTGCGTCGCCGATCTTGTCGAGATCGGCTCCGGTCATGTTCTTCACGGCTTCAACGTCCATCGTGACTTTCTCCTCATGGTAGGCCGCCTCTCCTATACCCGCCGAATCGCCCCCCGAACACAATCGTCGGGCGGGCAATGTAGCGGGCAGTCCGGTATTGCGCGGTGGCGGCTAGGTACTCCGCGCCGTACTTGGTTTGCGCTAGGTAAGCAGCCTGCGCTGACGGATCGTTGAACGACCATTCCGTCGACACCGATACCGAGCCCTCCGATGCGCTGCTGACGCGCCCGACGAGCGGGGATGCCGCAGCCCCGGTAGCCGCGGGATTGCCGCCGGCGTCCTTCGGGCAGTTCAGCCAGGCGACGTGCGAGGTCGCCAGATAGATCAGATATGCGAGGTTGCCGTCGCCATAGATCGGATTCGACACCGAATTCGCGATGATCGTCGCCGTCGCGCGCGTGAAATACGCGGCCCCCTGCCCGGTCGTCAGCGCCGAGAACTCGGGGAACAACCCCACCCATGTTGCGAAGTCGAACGTCACGGGAGGGGTTGTCGTCATCTCTGCTCTCCGCCGGTTGGATTAGGCGTCCGCGGCAGCGCCCTTCTGCTGCGCGGCGCGCTCCTCGTCATAGGAAACACGTCCGACGGCGCCGTTCAACGGCTTCGGTACGCGGCGATCCTTCAGCCGGCCCTTGGCATCGACCTCCGGCGAGATCGGCTCGAGTCCGGACTTGAGCTCGGCATGCTCCTGGGCAGCGTCGACCGCGCTCGAATCGTCATAGGCAAAGATCATCTTGCTCGTGACGAAGTCGGCCAGCCTGTTCTGCTCGAGCCATTGCTCCCAAAACGCCGCCGGGATGTTCGGGGTCAGCGCGAAGCCGCCCTCGAGCTTCTGCGGCAGAAGATAGCCGCTCGGGACGCCGCCCATCGCCGGCATGCTTGGGCCGAATACGTAGTACTCCTTCCCGCCGAAGACATACTGCTCGTCGACGATGTACTCGCCGCCGCGGCCGCTCGGAATCTTGATCGGTTGCTTGTGCTGCAGCTGCAGTTTCAGCCCCATGGGGATTTTGCAGGCGACCGTCACCATTCCGGACGACTTTGCCTTCTTCTCGATCTCGCGGATACCGGGCGCGCCGAGTTCGGATCGATTGGCCTCGATCTGGCGGCGGAGCTCGGCGTTCTCGGCTTCAAGCTGCATTTGCCGGGCGCTCTTGCGGGGCATCAGGTTCTCCTCGTGTTTGGACTCTGCGTCGGGCGGAATGTGGACGCAAACGCGGCGCCTATCAAGGGGGCTGATCAGCCACCCCCTCAAACAATGATGCCCGGGACGAACCCGGGCATCACCGTCATTGCCTGCGATAGAGCAGCAGGCCCCTCGTAATCAGACGCCGATCATCGTGACGATGCCGACGGGCATGCGGATCACGGTGCCCCAGGTGCCCGAAGTCTGCTTCTGCTTCCAAGACGAGAGATCCGGCACGATCTTGTGAGTGCGGAGCTTCTCGTTATAGGCGCAGTAAGCGACCGTCTGCCCCTGGATCTTGTCCGGGATCAGCTGCAGCACGTTGCCGGCCGCCGAGTAACCCTGCGGGTTCGTCGTGCTCTGCTGGCCGTACTGCGGCGCCGTCTTGATCTTGAGGTTCGGGAAGCCCTTCTTCAGCAGCGCTTCGACATAGACGCCGAAGCTGTTCGCGAAGGTCATCGCCAATTCAGAGGTCGGCGACATCGCGAGCGTCATCGGCGACTTGATGTCGAGGGCACCGTTCGTCTGCGAGATCAGCTGCGAGACCATGGCGACGATGTCGTTGTAGACCTCGTTCGCGGTTGCCGCCGGCGCGCCGTTGTTGAACCAACCGGTACCGCCCCATGCCTTCGTCGCCGGCGTCAGAGCCGCCGAGATGAACGGGCTGTTGATGATGCCGTAGCACTGCAGGCCGAGGACGCCGAACCCATAGGACAGGTTCTGAAACCGGTTCAGAAGGTCCGCCGCCGCAACGCCGAGCTCGCTGACCCAATTGATCTTGGCGAGGCCGGCGCGCGCGATCTGCAACTCGCCGTAGCTCAAGATCGTTTGGAACAGATAGGACTGGAGTTGCGGGTAGTTGAAGTTCGCTCCGGCCCGGCCGTTGTTGACGAAGTCGTCGTAGCTCGACACCTCGCCGGTCGACTCGACGAGCGGGAAGAACCGGGTCTGATCGGTCCAGTCACCCGCCTTGCGCTCGCCGAGGATCTCCGGGAAGTCGAGCGGAGAGAAGATCACCCGGATGATTTCCGGGTCGATCGCCGCCGTCAGCATCCAGGGGAGGGCTGCGTTCGGGTCGCTTGAGAGCGGGCCCGGCACTGCACCCATCGCAGCGATCGGCGACGCGTCGAGGGCCAGGCCATCCATCGCGAGGACGCCTGACGCCTTCTCCCCGTCGGTGAGATAGCGCTGCATATTGAAGGGCAAGTGAACGCCCTTTTGGGCGAGCATGCCCTTGTGGGCTTGGAACAACGAGCGGCCCTGTTCGACGCTCGTGATGCTGATCGGCTCCATAACTAGCTTTCTCCGTGTGCTTTTGAGCGCCTTACCCGTTACCCCGCCGGCAACTCGGCCTTAGCCGAGCGGCCAGCTCGAGATCTTGACCAGCTGCCCCGGCTGCCCGGCGCTCATCGCGATCCATTTCGTCTCGACGTTGCCGACCGCGCTGATCGACTGCGAACCGACAACCGTGTTGTTGTCGACCGCGAACGTCGAGGCGTTGCCGCCGCTGCCGGTCAGCAGCTGCGTGACGTTCGTTCCGGCGACAACCGAGCCGCTTGCAACGAGCGTCTGTCCGACCTGGAAGGTCGTGCCGACCGTCATCGTGCCGACCGTCATCGTGCCATAGGTGCCGGACACGGTCGTCGAGGCAACCGTCTTCTGCTGGCTGATCGACAGCAAGTAGACGCCGACGCCGCCGGGCGTACCGGACAGCTGCGACGAGATCTTGGTGCCGGTCGTGATGCCGGTGCCCGAGATCGTCGCGCCCTTCACGACCGTTCCGGAGCCGACCGCGGACACCGTGAGGATGTCGTTCTGGATCGAACCGGTGACGGAGAACGTCGAGGCAGCGATCGTCGAGCCGGTCGCGGTCGAAGTCGTCGACGGCGCGCCGGATGCAGCGAACGACACCGCACCGGTGCCGAACTGCGCATAGGCCTTCTGCCCCGGGATAGCCTCGGAGGCGCCGCTGTTGATCACCCAAAAGTCGCCCTGCGTCGCGAGACCGACGGGCAGGCCGGCCGGGATGACCATGCCGGCATCCGACAGGAAGACGGTGTTGAGCGCCTGCGTCGCGTTGTAGAGGAAGCCGGCAACGGAGCCGGCACCGTTCACCTGCGTCGCATACGAGCCCTGTCCGTTCGGATCGGTCGGCGGGGTCACCCACGCGAAGTAGCCGGTCACAGAACCCGAAGCGTCAGCGACAAGGCCGCCGGGACCGGCATCGAAGGTCGCGATCGGGTTCTGTGACGCTCGGTCGCCGGCGACGGCCTGGGCCGGCTGGTTGTAAACCTGAGTTTGATAGCCCTGGGCCATTGCCTCTTGCTCCTGAAGGTCCGCTGTGGGTGAAACGCCGCCCGATTACACCGCGCCGATGCGCGATGCCCCCGGGAACATCTTGGTGAAGGTGTCGCTCGCCGCGGCGTCCTGCGCGAGGTTCGGCCCGGCCGAGAAGAACGACGAACTGTCGGACGCCATCGCCTTTTTGCGGGCTTCGCCGGTCACCTTGATCAGGGACTTCAGCGCGGAGGCGTGCACCGTCTCGGCGTCCTCGATCCGGAGCGCCTTGGCCGTCGCACGATAGATGTCCTCGGCGCTGTCGAGCGCGAGGGAGACGTCGCCGACGTACGGCCGCACAAAGGCGCGGGCTTCGACGGCTTCGCGGCTGCGCGCACGCTCGGCGGCGATGGCGCGGTTCACTTCGTCTTGGGTGATGACCTTCTTGTCCATAGCGCCTTTGCCCTTGTCTTTGGCTTGCTTGTCCTTGGCCGCCGGCTTCTTCTTGCCGTCGTCCTCGTCGTCGTCCTTCTTCTCGCCCTCGGCTTCGTCCTCCGCCTCGCCGTCGTCGCCGTCGGCCGCGCCCTCTTCCTCTTCCTTCTTCTTGTCGGGATCTTCGTCCTCGGCGTCGGGCATCTTCTCGTCGCGGCAGGACTTGTGCATCTCGTCGAGGGCCGCGTAGTCCTCGTCGGCGAGCTCGAAGCCCTTGTCCTTGGCCCAGGCGCGCAGGCTGTCGCCGAACGTCTTGCCCTTGTCCGCCTCGGCGAACTCCTCGCCGACGTTCTCCGGGATGCCGAGGGTCGATTGTCCCTGCGCGGCCGCTTCCATGGCGCGGTGCTGCGGACCGGAAACCGACTCGTCCATGCTCTTGTCGGCTAGCGCCGGCGCCGCCTCGAACTGATCGAGCATGTGCGCCAGATGTTCGACGGAGGCGTCTTTCGCGATCGTCTTGCCTGCGATCGCCGTCTTGATGCCGGTGAGCAGCGCGGGCTTGCGCTCCTTGAAGTTCTTGGTCGTCACGCCCTTGAACAGCGGGGCGTAATTGACCTTCGCGTCGGTCGCGAGCAGCGGATTGATCGCCGCGGCGGTGCGCATCAGGAGCGAATACTGCAGGCGGGTCGGCTTCGACATCTCGTCTTCCCTCTTGATCAGGGCGGAGTCGCCGACGACGACATCGGGTCCGGCCCGTCCTTCTTCGACGAGGGCGACATGATTGCCCTCAATGTTCCTCATCACGCCGTCGTAGTGCATACCACCGAAATTTCCCGGTGTCATGTCCGGCACGTAATGATAGCCGCAGGACAATTCGCACTGATCGCCGGACTCGATAAGATCGATGCCCTCTTTCGTCCAAACCGAAAGCGAGTTCGTCAGGTACGTTCCGTCGAAGTTCGCTTCTGTCCCGGTGCATCCGACGATGTCGTACATCTGATGATCGTCGGCATCGACCGGGACATGCTTCTTCAGCAGTTGGATCCCGTTGAACGTCGGAGCGCCCGCCTTGAGCTCCTCCGGCGCGCGAAACATCTGATAGATGCGCTTCGGGTCGAGCCCGAGCTCTTCCCAGCCGGGAATTTCGTCCCCTCGGTACGGGCAGATGTTCGCCTTCGAGATGTTGGCGACCTTCACCCGCATCCGCCCGTCGACGTCGAACGACCGGACGGAGTTCTTGTCGAGCGCCAGACGATCGAAGCGGGTCAATTGCAGGCCCTCCGGTGCGTCATCCATTCCTGATAGCCGGGGACCGTCATCTCGGCGAGACGCTCGCGCGCGGCGATCCCGGCTGCGGCGAGCTCCTCGCTCCGCTGGGGCGATAGCGTCCCCTGCTCTGCGGCGGTGCGGTCCTCATCGGTCGCGGCGATCAATTCGCGCGCCCAAAACTGAAACGGCCCCATCTCGGAAATCCGAGGGACCGTTCCGGCCGTAAGAGGTTGGAGTTTTGCACTCATGGTTGCGTGCAATACCACGCAAATCACGGGAACGTCAAAAGGGAATGGCTGCACGGGCAGGGTTCGAACCTGCGACCTTGGCGTTAACAGCGCCCTGCTCTACCGACTGAGCTACCGTGCAATGGAGCGGGGAGAGGGAATCGAACCCTACATGGCCGGCTTGGAAGGCCGGTGCATAACCATTCTGCCATCCCCGCCCAGGACGGCTGCGCGCCGCCTATTCGCCCTTACCCTCGATCATGATCATGGGCTTCGGCTCCGCCTTCAGCGACTTCGCCATCTCGACATCCCGATTCGCCGAGATGCTCGAAAGCCGCTCCTGATGCTCAAGGGGAAGCCGCGCCCTGAATTCCTCATGCTTAATTCGGCGTTCAGCGGCGGCGCCGCGCGCGGCCGCACAGATCCCGTAGATCACAACGAACGCCGCGATCGCCGCAATGATCACCCACCCCGTCATCACGTCCAAAGTCATTTTCGACGTTCTCCTGATTTGGCGGAATGCGTCGGGGGAGGGGATTCGAACCCCTAGCCGAGGGGCATGACCTCCCCCAGCCCGAACCATGCCCCCGCCGCGTGCGCCTACCCGATGCACGCGCCCAACATAGCGCGCGGTGTGGCAAAGGAAAGGGGAGACTTATCCCCCATCGATGCAGCCGAACAAATCCGGCTGCCTCCGCGCGTGATCAAGTCCGGGCAGGACAGCAGAAAAACGAGACGGACCTGATCCATCAAAACTCGTCACCCCCGCAGCATGACAAATTCGGATGCGCCGAGCGCTGTTCACCCGCCCGACATGGCACCACGCTCCGCTCTCCCGGGCGAGATCGCCCCAATCCTTCATTGTGTCGATCTTCCATTCTGTCGATCCGCCGACAAAGATGCCGAGCCCGGCGCCGATCAGCGGTTTGATCATCTCGCGCGTCATGCCGTCCTGCACGGCAAGCAGGAACAGGGGACCGCGGCCGAGGCGCTGCAGCCACCGCAACGAGAATTCGAGCGATCGCACCCCGCCGGCGACGATGTCAGGCAGCACGACAAAGTCAGCGTCGGCGCCGAGGAGCTCATAGGCCCGGGCAAACGCGGTCTCATCGAACGGCTGGCCGTTGACGAACGACCACCATGCGCCGTTGTCGAGCGCATACGGAAAGCCTTCAGTCCGGAGAACACCCTTCGCCGAGACGAGGATCCGCCACCCGGCTGCCGCGAGACCCTGCAGATTGCGTCGCGTCCCGGTTCGGCTCGCGTATCCGATCATGAAGGCAATTCCTGTGACCGCGCTGCGCGCCGGCGCGCTTTACGAGCCGCTGAATAATGCCGGGATGTCGGTCATAGCGGGCGGCAATCGTCTTGACCAGCTCGCCGGCGACATATGCCCGAATCGCTTCGGTGCGCTGTTCAGCCGTCATGTGTTGGCGCGCCCGCGAGGCTACAGGATGCCGCGCGCGCCCCCGGGGGCGAAGTCGCTTAATTGCGTTGGCGGCTGCGATAGTAAGTAGGTCTCCAGACCTAATCCGAAGAGCTTCGATCAGAAGAAGATCATTCATAGCAACCTGTCCGCATCCTTCGGCGCCCATGCCTGGAAGTCGGCCGCGATCTCCTCGTAATTGCGAGGGTGCTGCGCTTTGAGATCCGGATAGCGGCCGCCGGGAATCAGCCCCGAAGGAGTCGCGACGAGCCAATGCCCGTCGATCCATCGGCGATGATCGAGGTTGAGGTGCTTGAAGTCGGCGCGCATAGCGAAGCCCCGGCGCTCGACGATGATCGCAAGCTTGATCGCCTTGATCTTCCATTCGGTCAGCTGCACCGGCGCCGGCGCGCCCGCCGTGACGTCCGGGACATAGGCGGGAAGCTGATGCCGCGTCGTCGGGCACCATTCCGGCCATTCTCGATCGCCGGACCAATGCCCCCTCAGTTCGGGAAGGTGCGGCACGAACTCCCATCGGCCCTTGCGGGCACGCACCATGCTCCGATAACTCGGTTGCAGGATCACGACGCCGAGATAAGCACAGATCGTCGCGAAGCCGCTCGAGCTCGGCACAAGCACGGCCCGGCAATCTGGACCGGGCGCCGCGGCCTGGTGTGCCCCGTACTGATCGATCGCTTGGGTGATGACCTCGGCGTTCAGCCGCAGCTTCGCCTCGATCCCGATCTGAAACCCGTCCTCTCGTCGTACGAGCAGGATGTCCCACCCCTCCGTCTCAGGGTAGACCGTCCAGACCTTCGGATCGACCCAATCGATGAACTCGGCGCAGAGCGCTGCCTCGGTAGGGAAGGGCTTGTCCTTCGCCATCAGAAGCCCCGCAAGCGGCTGCGCAGTTCGCGTTGCAGACGGCGGCGGCGATCGCGTGAGCGCCGATAGGCGAGCCACACAACAACGAGCAGAAGCATGAATGTCGTCATCGGCGGGGCTCCTCCTGCTGCATCCGCGCGGTGTTCTGCACCGCCTCGCGCAATTCGTCCTCGAGTCGCTTCTTGGCACCGAACTCGGGCGGCCGTGCGCCTTGCGCAGGCGGGGTCACCGGCGGCGCGGCACGGCGCGGCGGCTCCGGTGCTTGCGCGGTTTCATCCCTGACGATCTGCACCGCCGCGCGCGCGCCGACGCCGCAGTTCTTCAGGATGCGGCGAAAGTCGACCTCGTCGTACCATCGCAGCGTGCCCGCCTGCCAATGCTGGTAGGACTTGATCACGAAGCCGGCGTCATCCGGCAGGCCGATCATGCGGGCAATCGACTTCGACGACAGGTTCGGAAACAGCTTGCGTATCGCAAGCGCCGCATACCCGCGCCCCTCCGTGATCGCGCGCTGATGCCGGTTTGCCTGCCCGCGCGGTAGCCGCGCAGCGACGTCGAGCGGATTCGCCTGCGTCATGCGAAATGCTGCGATGATGATTCGCGCGGCCTCGTCGGCAGTCGGGTACACGTCAGCACCCGATCTCGTCGGAAAATTTGGCGATCGGCCTTCCATAGACGCTATCGCAGATCTTCCTGATCTGATCGTTCCGGAAGTCTATAAACGCGGCGTTTGACGACCAATAGCAGCATGCAGCGCGCTTGATGTCCGGAGCCGCGCATGTCGGCCGCTCGCCGACGCGGTCGCCAGCATATTTGCAGCCTTTGTGAGCTAGAGAACTTCCGCACCATTCGGGCATTGTCGGTCACTCCTTGGCGGCAGGAACGATCCCCATGCGGACGTGCAGCGGGAATCTATCAACGTCCGGATAGAACCCGTTCGGGCATGCCTTGTCCACAGCACGGACGAACATCGTCCCCGAGATCAGGTTGTGACAGCCGCCCTTCTTGCCGGCGGCCGGCGGCACTTCGAAATGATCGCAGTTGCCGCACAGCCGGGGCGTCCCGCCAGGCCATTCGATGAACGGCGGCGGCTTCTTCGGTGGCTCGATCGGCTCCGGTGCCGGCTTAGGCTTCCGGCCCACCGGCGACCTCCTGCCGTTTACGCTCGCTTTTGGTGCGGTAATAGGCGCGCGCGCGCCGCTGACTGCGCTCGATCGCGCATACCGCCGAGCACGTCAGCGAATTGCCGTTGCCGGTCGCGGGCAGGAACGGCTGCCCGCACTCCTCGCAATGGCGAGCCGGGCGATCTGCGCTCTTCATCAGAACGCCCGCCGCTGCATCGCGCGCCCCCGCGGCAGGTTCAGGGCGACGCCGAGCCGGTCGAGCCCCTCACCCTTCACGAGAAGGGCGCGCATCGCGATCGCGTCGGCCCGCGCGCGGACGCGCCGTCGGTATTCGTCGTCGGGCTCAACCCAGCCCGTTCCCGGCGGCGGCAGCTGCACCGACATCCGCCGCAGGATCCCGGGGATGATCCGCAGCAACATCCTTCCGATCGACATCAGCGCCTCCGGATCACGACGGCGAGCACATTCGCCATGTTGCCGAACACAATAATCGCGAGAAGGACGGCCAAGATCGGATGATCGGCCGCCCAATTCAACACGTCCATCATGGCTTCCCCCTCAGTCAGGCTTCTTGCAGAACGGACTCATGTGACCGGCGCGCGAGGCGAGCTCTTCGATGTCGTCGGCATATTCGGGATCGTCGCACCGAACGCGCGCGGCAGCCGCATAACCGACAAGAGCGCTCGCAGCGCAGATGTCCTTGAGCATGATGACGAAGAACTCGTCGGGGCCCTCCGTCTCGCCGTCAGTGACGACGCCGAGCTCGCGGAGCGCGGCGATCTGGATCTCGACTTCGGTGCGTGTCGCCTCGTCGAGCTCGGCGAGGCGATCGTTCCGAATCAGGCTGTACTTGCCGCGGCCATTACCGTTGATGTTTCGCTTCAGTCGCATGCTTCCCTCCCTCAGTAGCAGAAATCGTCCGGGTGCCCGGTCCAATCGAACGAAGCCTCGCTCGGCTTCTCCGCGTTGACAAGGGCGGGGCCCGGTTCCTTGACCGGATCGCCCCCGCCCCCGCCGCCGCAGACCGCCTGCTGCACCGTGCTCCATATAGGCTCCGCGGCCTTCAGGCGGCTCTCTGTAGCCGCCCGATCGGCAAGCCTCTGTGCGTGCTCCTCCGCCGGAGAACGCGCCGGCGGCGGGTCTGTGCCGATCTGAATGCGGCGAATCGGCCTTCCGTCGAAGACTGATGTCATGGTCCTAACATCCCCATCGCAACAGCTTCCGCCATCGATATTCGGTGCCTCCGCACGGTCGCGCGCGCAAACCATTTCGCATTGCGCACGTCTGTCTCGCGCTTCCGGGCGGCATGCCGCAGCCGCCCCTTGCTCTTGCGCGCCTTGTGCGCGGCGCGCTGCTGCCGCTCCCGCTTCGTCATCCCCTCGGTTCCTTGCCGGCCGGATACCATCGCCGGAAATCATTGATCTCGTGCGCGAGGGCGCCTCCGCGCTCTTTGAGCACGCACCTGATCCGTTCGATCACCGGCTCTTTCGGCTGCGTCCCTCGCTCGTAATGGGTCAGCAGCCAGGACAGAGCCCCGGCAAGGATGCCCTCTCCGGCCGGCTTCCGGGACATCGCCATCTCAGCGTCAACAGCGCTCATCGGCATCAGCCGCCCGGTCATCATATCGGTGAGCGAAGCCTCTAGCTGCGGCGGGATCGCGACTTCCGGCACCGGTCGGCGCGCATAGGCCGCGATGACCCCGTGTCCCCCGTTCACAACCGCGAACACCTCCCAGCCTTCCGCGCCCGCTTCATTCAACCGATCTGCGAAGCACAACCTCGGAACGCCGATGGCATCGTCGGCGCTCCATGCGATCACGCGATATTCCCATTTCATGCCTTGGTCTCCTCCGGTTTTGGCGGCCGCGGCAGCGTCTGCAGCGCCCGCTGAACGTTGCGGCTATGCTCGTGCACGCGCAGCCGCGCCTGCAGATCGGCATCGACCTTGGACACGCCCCATGCGTAGGCCTCGCGCGTCGCCCCGCCTTCGGTCGCCGCCCATTGCAGCAGCCCGTCGAGGATGCGGCGCATCCGCTGATACTCCTCGCGCGTCGAGCAGTCGCCGACCGCGAACACCCCGCCGACCATCTCGATCGCGACCGCATAGGCGGCGCCGGCTTCGGGAGAGGGGGAGAACTGCGCATCCTGCATCGGCTTCACCAATTCAGATCAGAGGAGAGGAGTTTGCGGCCGCGCGCGCCGGCCCAGCGCGGGTGCAGTTGGCCGGCCGCGACACCGATCGGGATCGCTTCCTCCCGGGTGACGAACCGACCGGCGCTCGTCAGAAAGCCTTCGATGTCCGTCGGGCACGAGCGCGCAGGGTCGGCATCGCGCAGCCCGGCGCGAACCTCGTAATGCGATGTCGGGCCGAAGCGCAGGCCTTCCGGGTTAGGATGCGTCTTGCCCTCCCGGACGATGGCACAGCCGACGAGCCTCTCGGGCTCCGTCATCACCGCAACCCCTGCTCAATCTGCATGAGGATCGCGTGCATCGCATTGTAGTCGTCGCCGTTCGGCGACCGCGGGCTCGATCCCTCGTCGAGCATCCGGTCGTAGGCATCGGCCTCCTGAATCACCTTCCATCCGGTGTCCTCGAGCCGCTGCCGCCGGCGTGCGTTGTAAGCCCAGCCGATGACGCCTGGCGCCGCGGCTAGGACGATTGTGAGCCCGGTGCCGTGCATCCAAGCGATGATGTCGAGCCAATTCATGTCGCCTTCCTCTCCGAGCTCCCGCCCATCCATCGTCGCCACGGACCGCGCCGTTCATGCAATGGTCGATAGACCCTACTCGGCTTTCGGCCCGGCCGCGGCTTCAGACCTTTCTTGTAGCGCCATCTCGTTTTCACGCGTCATCCTCTCTGACTTCCCCGGCATCTGAAATCTGCACCCGGAACCCCTCCCGGATGTCCTCAAGAGCCGTGCCGACGATCACCGATACGGTCGGCCCCCGCAGGCCGCTCGCCCGGTAGACCGTCGCGCCATCGCCCGAGCAAACCGCCTCGCCAGCCGAAATGCACTCGCCGGCAATTGTAAGCATCGTCATGACGTCACCCTTGCGCCTTCTCCGGGTGCCCGATCTCAGGCACCGGATAACTCTCGCGCAGCCGGATTGAGTCGGAAATGTCGATTTTGCAATCGGCGATGATCTCGTCGGCGCGGGCGAGCACTGCGACCGTCAGCGGCGACAGCGTTTCCGCCGAGGACTCGTAGTGGTTCCGCAGCCAGAGCAGCGCGGCGCCGAGCAGCCGAGGATCCGGACGGCCCTTGTCGCCCTCTGCAGCGACAGCCCGCTCGATCGCCTCCTCGCAGCGCCTGCCCATCTCCTCGGCTTGCTGCCGCCATGTCACCCGCCACAGCGGCGCGCCGTCATTCGGGCACTTGTCCCCCGGCTCGTCGCGCGCGGTGATGCTGCCGTCCTTCGCATTGAGGTTAGACTGCAACAGCGTGAAGCCGCACTTTGCGCAGCCCCACAGGCCGGGAACGTGAATGTCAGGATCGAACGACGTCATGAAATGCCTCCCGCCGCCTCGATCGCCGCCGCCCGGCAGCGATCCCAAATCTTCCACTCCAATGTGCGCGCCGCCTCGCATTTCGTCCACACCCTCGGGGACGTTTTTCCCTCCGCTAGCTGGGAATATTTTTTAGACATCCGACGCGCCGCCGCCCGCCTCTGCCTCAATTCCTTGGGAACGGCGCTCCAATGGGGACCGCATATCCATTCCCCCCATCTATGGGGGTTCTTAGAGGTTCTTGTGCAGAAAGGGATGCAGCAGGAGATGCGAGGGGCGGTCATTCATCGACGGGAATGCAAGCGGCGTAAACGCGCAGCCCGCTTTGGTTGCGGTCCGCCGTCGCTGCGATCATCGCGTCCGAGCAACTTTTGCCCGTAGAATACCGGGCGATTGGCACCGGCCGATTGTCCTGTCCGGTCCAAGATTGGACGACGAGGAGCCATGCTGCAGCCAATAGGATCATGATGCGGTCCTCCGCTTCAAATCGGCGAGCGCCTCGGCGACGGCATCCATAAGGTCGTCGCTTTCCCCTTCGCCGACGGTGTTGCCCCCTTGGTCAAGGATGACGCAGCCGTAGAGCTTCTCGTCGGGGTTCATGCGCCCCTTGCCGATCAGCCAATGCAGATCCTCGGGGATCAGGTTGATGCCGTGCTGCAGGTTGGCAAGTTTCGGTTTCATGACTGCCTCAACTTTTCGAGCCATCGCTGATCGTGCCGGTCCCGCAGCTGCGCGCGGTCCCAATTCACCGCGACGTAGACGCCCTCCGGTGTGAGCGAGGCGTAGCCGTGCGCGTGCCAAGCTAGCCCGGCGGCAACGAGCTCACCGCGGCCCGGCTTGCTCGTGATGTTGCCGTCCCATGTCGGGCCGTTGACATATAGCTGCCCGAGCACGGCGACAGCGCCGGAAGAAAGCGGCGCGGGGATCTTGAACTGTTCGGTCACTTGAACTGTCCTCCCCCTGAATTCACGACGCTGTCGAACAGGCGGATGTCCCAAACCGGATTGACCATCGGGCGCCCCTCAGGGCTATCGATGATGATAGGCGGGTCGAACATGCAATCGACCAGGATGCAGGAAAAGAATCGGGTGTCTGCCGCCTCGTCCTTCATGATGATCCGGCAGTTAACGAGCCGGTCGCTATAATAGCTCGCGGTGCCCTCGGCGATCTCGATCGTCCTATCCCTGATGTCGTCGTTCATGACGCCTCCTGTCTTGCGCATTCGAAAATGCAGCGCTGCGGGGTGTGACACGGCACCCGCTTGTTGATCCGGCACGGCCTCTCGATCTTGGGGACCGAGAGGGCATCGACTTCGGCCGCGGTCAGCAGCAGCTGCGTCCGCGGGTTCGTAATGGTGCAGCCGACGAGGCGATCGTCCCAGCCCGAATCGATGTTGCCGTCGGGGTCATAGAGCGGCGGGATGAAAACACAGTCGTCGAGCTCGCAGAGCAGAAAGGATGTCTCCGCCGCATCCTTCAGGACAAACACGCAATTCCCGAAGCTTGCCCGATAGAAGTCCGGCATCCCCGGTACGATCTCGAAGGCCTTCGAGACAAACCGCTCTTTCAACGGTCGCCCCTTGTGAGCTCGAGCGCCTGGTTGGCCTCGTCGAGGATCTCGTTGACCGTCATGCGACCCAAATACGAGAACTCGCCGTTGAAAGTGATGTTCGCGCGACCGTCGGCGCTTGCCATGAGCGCACCGGCGCACTTCTGAAGAGCGATGCGAAGCCGCTCGATCTGTTCCTGCTCTGCTGTCATCGATCCGATTCTCGGTTCTTGGCGGTACGCTAGAGGATAATCATCCCCGGCGCGGACGTCCAGCGATCTGATCGCGGGCGCTGTTAGCTTTCTCGAAGGCCTCACGGCCGGCCGAAGTCAGGCGCCATTGCTTGCCGAAACGGGGATGCTGCGCCTCCGCGAAGTAGCCCCGCTTGGCGAGAAGCATTGTCGTCTTGGCGCTGAACAACCCCCAGCCATCCGGCGTTTCGTAAGCGCTCTTGAGCGCCTTGAACTCCCTAGTTTTCATGACACCGCCTTCGCCGTTTGCTGAATCGCATAGACCTTGCCGCAATAATCCCCGCGGCCGTCGGAAAGGAACAGCCGCAACATATGCGGTGTCGGCAAGTGCTCCCGGAGAATGGCGAGGATCGCCCCTCGGACGTCCTCGTCGAGTTCGCCGGTCGCCTCAAGGTGAAATTCGACGAGTCGTTCGCAGATCGGTGAATTGGGATCGGTCAGGGACCGTACCCAATACTTGCGGCCGCCGATCGCCTCGCTGATCTGCTCGATCATGTTCATGGCAGCTTCATTCATGAGAACCCCTTGACGACCGGCCGGCAGACGCACCGGCAGTTGATCAGTTCGCCCGGGTGAATGAACCGCCGCACCTTGGGATCCGGGTCAAACCATCCCTTGACGACGTCGAAGCGCTTTCCGGAGTTCGCGACATGCGTCGGGCGCTTCTGTTTCCCGCCGCCGGAGTGCAGCCAGATCGCCTCGGTAAGCCCGAGATCGACATAGCGGGCCCGCGTGATCGCCGCGGTCGCCTTGTTGTTCTGATCGCGCGCAATGAGCTCGGCGCGGCGCCGCGTGACCCCGAACTGCTTCTGCAGCGCCTTCGTCAACGGGGCGAGATCTCGGCCCGCGGTGACCGACCGCATTACGAGCCCTTCGACTTGGGTGTGAAACTGCTCCGGGATCGACTTGATCAGCGCGACGTTCTCGATCACCGACGCCCGGATGACGTCGCGCAACGCCGGCGTGATGTTGAGCTCGACCGTCCAGCCGCCATCGCGGAGGATCTTCATCAGGGTCGCGCGCGAGCGCTTTTCGATCTTCGTCATGAAGTAGACGGCGAGCTCGTCGGCCGCCGTCGCGAAGTTCTTCCGCCACCGTTTGACGAGTCGCTTCAGCGCGCGCTGCAGTGCCGCCGACGGCAATTCGTCCTGCGCGATCGCCGGCGGGTTCGCAGCATAAGCCGCCTTGAGCCAATAGAGGTAGGAATCGTGCATCTCGTCGACGAGGGCGAGCAGCCGGCGCCGATACCATGCCTGCAGCCCAGCGTTCGGGTGAACAGGCCGCAGAACTTTCGACTTCGGTCGCTTCGGCATCGTCAGCCCCTGAACTTGAGTTCGACGACGATGTCGCACCCCATAGCATCAGCCATATTGCAGATCGTCCTGATGCTCGCCTCATGCGCCCGGCTGTTGCTCTCGATTTCAGAGATCGTGCGAGCGCAGACACCCGAGACCTCCGCGAGATCTTCGCGGCTCATGTTCCACTTCTCGCGCATGTCGCGCAGCTGTCGCGCGACGTCGCGGATAACTAGACTTGCTCCGGGCGACGTCGGCGACTGCTTCACCATTGCCTTAGCTTTGCTTGGATGCTTTCGTTGAAATCACTTCTAAATTTGAGCCCCGGGCATGAAGCACTGAATTCCTCGGAACTCTTTCGGCTGGCCGTTCTCGTAAAGGAAGAGGGGCCAAACCATCGCCTTGCCGACCCGGTTCGGCTCGGTGATTACCGCATCCGGCGGCACGTCGCGCCACTCGCCGGCAATGCGGACTCTGTACTTGCCGCCATCCATCGACCAATCCGGGTCGGAAATTGCATAGCCGTCGGCGTCAGAGCAGCACGGTCCCTTTCCGCTGCGCAGCTGATCGAACCATCCTTTCAGGTTGGATTGCGCATAGCGGCCGCTGAGATCGCGCCCGAATGCCGTCGCGGCGCTAACTATGCAGATCGACACCCATAACAGGAGAGCTCCGCAGGCGAGGCTTGCCGGGCCGAACGACGCCCGAGCCGACGGCACCTTCATTGCGAAGAGACCGGCACACAAGAACAACGCACCCGGAACAGCAACCCATCCGACGAACATCATGAAGGCCCCCTCATCATTGTCTGTTGCGTGATCGGCTCAAGGATACCGACTTCGAAACTTCCGACTCGTACCGCGGGACGACGCGCGCCGAGCTGGAGCTCGAATTGCCCGTCGGCATGCAGCATGCCCCTCCGGGCGAATCGGTAACCGCCTGGCGCGGTCCCGATCACACGATACCCCTCGGCGCGGTGCTCATCTAACCACTTCTTCTGCTCTGATGTCATCGCTTCCGACCTCCGAAACAGGAAAGGGGTGAAGGACCGGTCGGCGACCCTTCACCCCTCCTGGGGCATATTGAGAGACATAACACCGCTCGTCACGCTTTGGCGGCTATGCGGACGACGCATCGTCAGGAGGGATTATTTTCCCTTTCGTCGATCGGTGTCCAGGGGCATTTTGTGGGCACCCGTACTTTTGCGGATCACTCGTCGTTGAGATCGGAGATGTCGTCGAGATCCTCGCCGTCCATCATGCTGCTCCACGCTTCATCCTCGGCGTCGCGGCGCACCATCGCCTCGCGCGCCTGCTCCTCCGTCATGACGTTGATTGACCCGTCGGCTTGTTGTCCGACGCCCCAATTGTCATCCGCGCGCGTCTTCGGTCCGGTCGACATCAGTGCTCCTCCCACTCTTCCATGTGGATTTCGGTGAAGCCGTCCTTCTTCTCGACCTTGTTCACCTTGAAGAAGGTCCGCGCCTGGAACAGCACTTCGTTTTCACTCGGATGCAGCGAAAGCTTTTGGATCGACGCTCCCCGCTTTCCGATCGCGGTGACCGTGAAGCGGACATTCCCGCTGAAGCCCGACCCCGTCGATGCCGTGCTCAGGAACGCGTTCTCCTGGACGATATGGCCGGGCTTGTATTGAGCGATCTGCGCAGCCGTGAGGTCCGTGCCGCGCTTGCAGACCCCGGTATGCTTCGGCATTTCGGAGAGCGCCTTGTTCACCATCGACACATACGCGTGCTGCGCCGGCGTCCAGGCTCCGGACCGCAGAGCAGAATTCACCGCCTGATAGCCGCTCCCGCTGTAGTTCTTGATCACCGCGCATTGGAAGCCGGAGATCGGATAGCCGAGCCCCTTTGCTTCCTCCTCGTAGTGCTTGAACTCGCCGACAAGATCCTTGCCGGACATGCCGAGCATCTGCGCGAGTCCATACATGCCCTCGGCTTGCTTCTCGCTGATGCCGAGTTCACTCATGAACTTCTTGTTGCGTTCGGCGTGCTTGGCCGCTTCCTCGGCGGCTTTTTTGGCCTCCTGCTCCGCCTTTTCCTTCTGAACCTGCTTGATCTTGGCTAGGGCTGCCGCGTTTGCTTCTTGCGCACCCTTTTCCTCCATCACCCCCATCGCGTTGATCGCGTCGCTCAATCCCTTGAACTGCGCCACCTTCTCGACGAGCTCATCGTGATCAGTGATCTCCTTGCCGGCATACTTCTCGTTGAAGTCGGCGATCAATTTGTTCGCGACCGCGACCCCCTCGGGTTCCTTCGGCTTCGAGCCCTTCACGTATTCCATCTTGAGCTCAGCCGTCTTCTTGGCCTTCGCAAGGTCGGCCTCTGTCGGCTCCGGATAGAACTTGGCAGCCGCGCTCTTCTCCGGCTTGGCCGGTTCAGGCTTCGCAGGCGCAGGCGGCGGCTCCAGTGCGGGGGGCGGTGCAGGCGGCGGCTCGGGCGCGGCAGGCGCCGGCGCCGGCGGAGGCTCGCTCTTCGCCTTTTCCTTCTTCTTGCCGACCGATGCGGGCTTCATCATGGGGCTAGAGGGCGACATCGCCTCGAATTTTTCCCACAGAGCGGTCACGTCGAGATTGTAGTCGTCGAAGATCTTGTTCAGCTTCTCCTTGATCTTGCCCGCGGTGTCGTGATCGCCCTTGGCCGCGTAGTTGTCCATCGTCTTGTGCCAAGACAGATAGAGGTTCTCCGCGGCCGTCTTCGTCTGCTCCGGAGACAGGCCGCCCGACTTCAGCGCCTTCTGGAGCGCCTTGCGATAGTTCGATCCCGCGATCGGCTTCTTCGCGAGAAGCATGTCGATCTCGACCTTGCCGCCGATCTCCTCGGTGCTCTCCTCCGGCTCCGCCGCCTCCTGCTTCGCCGGCTCCTCGGCGCCTGCCTTTTTCGCGAACTTGCCGCCGGGACCGCGCGGATGCAGCGCCTCCCATTCGGGGTTCGTGTCGCCTGCAGGCCATAGATCGAACTTCTGCGCGATAGAGTTCTTGCGTGCGATCAGCGTATTGGCGAGTTCTTCGCTCTCGCCGGCAGCTTTCACGACATCACGGATCGCGTTGTTGGGGATGTCGGCTACGCGTGCCGCACTCGCCGTCATGTCCGCTTCAGACATATCGCCGAAGAGCGCCGCAGCGTCGGGATTCAGTTTCGGGTCGCGCAGCGTCACGAGTTCGTTCGGACTTGCGCCGAAGTCCTTCATCTCGCCCTGCGCTCGATATTTCAGCGATCCGCCGGTGTCGAGCACCTTCACCTTGCCATCGGCGCCGACGCCAACGTTGTCGCCTCCGGTGCCGACCGCATCCCAATTCGCAAGCCAGGCGTGTATCGCGAAGTCCCTCTGTGCTTCCTTGCGCTCCTCCGGAGACAACTCGCTGACGTTCTTTTTTTTCAGCGCCTCGATCTTGGTTGCAACATGATCGGGTCCGGCGTCGAGATATTCGAACGTGTGCGCACCGGCGAGCTGGTACAGCTTCGCGGCAGCGATTTCGTTCTTCACCTGCGCCGGGCCCTTCGGCTTCTTGACGTAGAACTTCTCGCCATTCGCCGGGTCTACATAGACGCCGCCCGGGTTCGATCCCATCTGCTGACCGACCTTGTCGAGCTTCGATACGTCGAGCTTCTTCAGCGGCAGCTGCGGCGCGGCGTTCGGCCCTCCGGTCGTCGATGCCGGCGGCTTCCCCGCTGCCGGCGCCGGCGGCTTGCCGACCTTCTCCTGAACGGATTTCAGCCCCTTCATGATCACGCCGGAGAGGCCGTGCTTTTCCGCAGCCTCGATCACAGACGCGAGTTGCTGCGGATCGGCGAGATCCTGCTCCTCGATCATCTGCTTCGCCTTCTTCAGCGTGTCGCTTTTCGATGCCTCGGGAGACGGCTCCGCCGCCGCACCTCCGCCGCCGCCGCCGCCTGACGACGCGAACTTGCCGTCTTGGTCCCGCGGATGCTTGCCCTCCTGCCATTCGTCAGAGGCGCCGTCGAATTCGTCGTCGTCGTCGAGATCGTCATCCTCGGCGCCGTCGTCTTTTTTCGGCGCCGTGCGACTCTCCCGCGGCTTGCCGCCGGCCTCGAGCTCGGCCTCAAGCCCCTTGCCGGCGCCCTCCGGGATCAACCCCTCCTGCTCCTCCTGCAGCAGATCGGGAACGTCATCCGGATCAAGCCCCTGGAAACCGGATTCAGGATCGGCCGCGACCTTTGCCCGCACCTCCTCGGGCGACACGACGCCGCTGTCGACCCTGACCTGATCGGTCTCCGCCTCGATCTTGCGAATCTCCGCCTTCTCTTTCGGCGTCTCCTCGTGCAGCGGGAGAAAGTCATACGTGATGTCCGGATCTCGCTTGCCCCACAGCGAAATCTGCATGATGTCGAGCACGGTCGTCAGATGCTGCCGAAAGAGATGCTCTTGTCGGCCGTGAACCGTGTCGTTGAAGGCGCGCATCTCGCCGTCGGATGTCGCGTTCAGACCCTTCGGCTGGATGCCGGCAAACTTCACCGCCGGGATCCGGCCGACCGAAAACATATGCTCCTGCGCCTGCGCCTGCAGATCGTCGAGCCCGCTGATCGGCGCGCTGATGTTCTTGAAGTCCTCCGATGTCTTGTCGATCACCATCATGCCTTGGTTGTCCCGAAGCATGTTCGCAAGCATCATGCGGGCGAGAATATCGCCGTTGCCTCCGCCGGCACCGCCTGGCTGGGTCGTCGTGCCGAGCTCCGTCGATAGCACCATGACGGAGAACGCATGAATGATCTCGCCAACGCTTTCGCGGGTCCGCAGCCAGATGTCGACGTATGGCTGCGCCATCTGCGACATCGATAGTCCGCCGAACGCATAAGCCGGCTTCAGGATGTCGGGCACCGGCCGGCCGATGAATGGCAGCAGCCGCGTCTTGTGAATTTCGGCGCCCATCACATACCAGACGGCCGGGTCATACCAATCCGGGGCAATCGGGTTCGACGCATTGTAGGCCGTCGGATAGCACCAAATCGGTTCGATGGTTCGCAGCCCGGCCAAGCAACCGGTCGTCAGCTTGCTGCTCGAAATGTCGTCGCGGCCGTTGCCGATCGACATCGCGTTCTCTTTGTCGCGCTGGTTGTCGATGTCGGTGCCCTTCAGATCAAGATACAGATGCGCGATTCCGAAATCGGAGTCCTGCGCAGCAACCGCCTTGAACACGCTGCGCAGCTTGAGCTCCTCGGCGAAATCCTTCAGTTCGAGAACCTTGCGCTCGATCTCCTTGTTCCGGTCATCAGACCGCGGCTTCTCGCCCGTCTTTTGCCGGCGCCGATCTGCCTCGTCGTCGTCGTCGTTGCGCCGCTTCGGCTTGTCGTTTTCCTTCGTGCTCGCATCGTCGGTGCCGCGAAACTCGATCCATTTGCGAGTCATCTCTTCCGACATGATCTCGCCGAACAGCCGGAATTCCGGGCGCTGCGTCAGCTGGGATAGATAGGGGTAGCCGAGGAACAGCATGCCTTCGGACGCATCGTCACCGCCGCCGAGCGAGCCGTTCTGCCAGGCCTGAACAGCGAACGAATTCGCGCTCACGAGCCCGGTATCCGCATCCATCGCGAGGGTAGGCTTCCTCTTCTTGATGTCGACTGCGACCGGCCCGAAGAGCTCCGGTCGGATCATGTACGGATTGGTTTCAGGCGTCCTCGGACGCGGTCGGCGCGACTTCAGTTCGCGGAACGCCGAGATGATCGCCTCGACGGATTCGGGCGAAAACATCGGGCGGTTCGGTGTCGCCGGCTTCGTCGAGATCACCTGCGCGTCGGCTGGCTTCCTTGAACTGTCGCTTGAACTTTTCGACTGATCTCGGCGGCTGTACGGCTTCAGCGCCTTGCCGTCGGCCCCTACTTTGGGCCCGCTGTTCGGACGCTTCCCGCCCCATCCGTTCGCCATCGTCGACCCCTTCCGCGCTTGAACCTTTGAACTCCTTACCACGGGAGGAAAGGCCGCGTCATGGGGTCAAAAACAAAACGGCGCTCCAGTTTCCTGAAGCGCCGCCCTGATCTCTCCGTTCCGCCAAGAAAGGAGAACTTGTCGAGCAACTTGGAAGGAAGCAGCGACGCTCGATATATGGCATGAGTCGAATTCGCTGTCTACTCAGTGTCGCCGGCGGCGCGGCAGTTGCGCAGCTGCCCGGAGCAGATCGGGCGACACGGTGATAACCGGATCTCCTGGGGCGAATAGCATCATCACGTCGTCCGCCATGTTCGGCGACGGCATGCCGTCCGGCTTCTTGTTGATGACGATTTTCCCGAGACCGTTCGTCTCATAGGTCGGCTGGCTCAATTCCGCGATCAGCTTCATAGCTTCGGGCAGGTTCGACGGGATCGACAGGATTTCGTCCGGGTCGCACTTGATCCCCTTCACGACCCATTTGTACGTGTTCTCGACACGTATGCGCAGGTTCCACCATCCTTGCGCCTTGCGGTTTGCGAAGAAGTCCTTGTTCTTGCGGCCCTTGTCCTTGCCGTCGCGCCCCTTCGTGCCCCTAACGATGCCCTCGGGATCGACGACAGAGTTCGAGCCACGCCATCCGATCGCCTGCCGAGGCCTCGCCCCGAGAGCGATGCGCTGCTCGTTGATGATCCGCATATCGCCGCGGATGCCGGCACCGAGCCCGTCCTCGTCGTATCGATACTCCGGGATTCCGAGCAGATCGCAGATTTCGACGGCGCGCTGTGCCGTTGCGAAGATGTCGCTGCCCCTGCCGCTCCACTGCTCAATGTGAATTAGCTCGACGCCCTTCGCGGCGATCGCCGCGTTCTTGTCGATGCCTTCGTCTGCAACGTCGAGCGCCATACGCGGCGTTCCGGTCGGCTCAATCCCTAGCTTCTCGCAGGCGTCGATGCAGGCGCGAACCCATGCGCCCGGCAGCACGATCCCCGACACCGAAGCCGAATAGTCGCGGTCGATTTCCTGCGCGACGACGACAGGGTCGAAGTCCTCAACCTGCTGGGCATACCAAGCGTCGTCCTTGCGAGGATCGTCGCGCCAATCGAAGATGAACACGCGCTCGTCGTTCCATTTCCAGCGGTTTTGCGCGAACGGGTTGGCCATGCCGTTGACCGACGACATATCGATGCGGCAACGCGTCGTCTGCGACAGCGCAGCCTCCGTCTGCATCGGGCGCTGAAGGTGCGCCGCCTCGTCGACGAAATAGAGCGTCGTTCGGTCGCCGCGGCCGATGTTGTCGCCAGCCTCGCCGGTGATGATCGAGCCGGTTTCGGGGAAGCCGATCCGGTTCTTCGGCGCGTCCCGCCAGGCCTCCCAGTCACCGCGGAATTCGCGCGGGAGGTGCTCCATAAAGAACCGCGCTTTCGGCAGGATCGGCTTCATGGTGCCGATCTCGTCGACATATTCCGCTTTGCGGCTGCCGAAGCCGACGACGACTCCCTCGTGAAACAGGCAGAGCGTGTCTGCTAGCCCGACGGCAAGCCAGGTCACGCCCATGTCGCGCGCCTTCTCGCACAGTCCCCGCTGCCGGGCGCGCCAGCGGTCGATCACCCATTGCACCCAATCCCGCTGCTTCTGAAACAGGATGAACGGCATCACGGTCGGCAAGCCGATGTCTGCATTGCGGGGATCGAACGTCATGCCCCAATCATTGATGAAGTCCGCGGGATGCTCGCGGTAATACTCCCGCAGCCCCGGCAGCAGATCGGGGTTTTCCCGCAGCCGCAGCAGCCGGCGAGCGCGCTCCTCGAGGACGTCCGCATAGTGCGGCGCCTTCCAGTCGATCAGCGCGGCCCAATCCTCGATCGGCTCGGCTTCGGCGGCGCGCGCCTTTGCCATGGCCTAGCCCTTGACGAGTTTGAGGTAGGCAGCGCTCGCAAGGCGTTCGCGGCCGATGGCATCCGTTGGCGCTTCGATGACCTTCGGTTCAGGCGCCCGCTGCGCGCCAGGATCCTGCATGGCGACAGCAATCGCTCGGTACTTCGGGCTTTGAAACTCCGCCGTATATCGGCAGACGTTCGCATAAACCTCGACCCACTCCTTCAAGTCCTTCCACAAATTGCGGTCGAACTTGTCCCCTCCGGGGAGACCTTTGCCATCGGCGATCGCCGCCTGCTGGAATTGCGCGACGGTCCCCTTCAAGACCGGGATCAACTCGAGCAACTCGTCTTTCGCGATCGTGATCTTGCGGCCGGCTCTAGTCGAGCTCCTCGCCTGCTCGGCGAGCTCCTGCAGCGCGCGCTGCTCCTGCTCAATCGTTCTCTTGTTGCGCGAGCCCGGCTTCCGTCCGCGGCGCTCGCCCTTCTTTGATCCTGCCATGGCGGGGAAAATAGCCCCTCGCCTCCGGTGCTTGCAAGGGGTGGCCGGCGCGTCCGGCTTCGAACCGGAGACCTTCGGAATCAAAATCCGACGCTCTAACCATCTGAGCTACGCGCCAATTAACCCGGCTTTAACACCTTCCCGGCATGATGTCCCAGTTCCCCCAACAAAAGGACCGCAACCATGAATCCCGCCCCGAAGCACACCTTGAAGGATTGGATCGCCCTGTTCGGACCGCACGAGATCATCGCGCTCGCGATGTTTCTTGCGACCGTGATGATTTGGGGGGTGACGATTCGCGTCCTCATTACGGGCTGCTAGCGAAAGAAAGCAGCCCCATATGCCGGGTCAGTCCGGAATTCATATGTCGATACCATGTCTTTCGCAGCCTTGAGATTGTCGATGCCGAGAATGATCTCTTCGAGTTTGCGCTCGATCTCCCTCGACTGATTCTCAAGGCTGCGGGAAATGAAATTGAACTTGCCGGCCGCGTCCTTTTTGCGGCTGAAACGCTCCGCGACGTCCCTCAAGACCCTTGCGTGGCTTTGAGCCTGCAGCTTCAACTTGAACAATCCGGCTATGCGTTCGCCGATCTTGCCCTCGATATGCTTGACGAGATCGATCTTCCGCGGGTCAAGCATCGGGTTGAAGTCGTTCGACAGGAAGGCGTTCATCAGCGCGGCGAGCTCGCCCTCAATGATCGACATGGCCGCGGCTTCCGTGTTGTCTGGCTCGACGTCCTCCGCCTCTCCGGTCCGATCGAACTTGGCCCGCCGCTTTGGGTCCGTCAGGATCGCGAGCGCGCGTCGTGTGTCGTTGAACGCTTCGGCATCCCCGCCGGCATCCGGATGTGTGTCCTTGGCCGCCCGGCGCGCCGCAGCCCTGATCTCCGCTTCCTCGGCTTCGCGCGCGACGCCGAGCGCCTCATACGGATCAAACTTCTTTCTCACGGGCTCGCTCCTCGATCTTCCTCAATTGATCCTCTGCCGTCTTGCGACGCAGCTGCTCCGTCTCGATCGGCTTCAGCATGCGGGTGTCGGTCTCGGCCCAATCGCCGGTGCTAGATAGCGCCGGCGGCAGAATGACGACAGCGTCGCGCGAGTTGAAGCGAATCACAGCGGCCCGCTCGGCATCCCCGATCGCGGTCGCTTTGATCCAGGGCAGGAGCTCCCGCCAGGCGTCCGGGCGCTTCGGGTCGGCCCACACCTGGATTGCCGGCACCCGCTTTCCTGCGAACACGTCACCGCCTAGCACAATGAAATCTGCCATCATGTCGACGACATAGCCGGCGCGGTCCGGGCGCGGAGCCTCGAACTTCGGGTCGATCAGCCACCAACACGACCAAGCCATGCACGACTGCGGCTGCGTCGGCGTGCCGTGCACTTTGCAGCCGACACCGAACTTCTGATAGCCGCAGCGCTTGCCGGCGGCCTTCGAGATCTCTGCTATCGGCAGAACGCGGCAGCAGAGCTGACAGTCTCCGCAGGTTCTCATGCTCATCGGATTCCCTCTTTCCTTGGCGAACGCCCCTTATAGGGAAAATCGGCCCCTGACGTCCAGGGGTGGACGGCTCGCGTAAAATAGATGATCGTCCCTCCCCCGGACATAGGAAGAGGAGTTCGCGTGATGCACAAAGACCTGACATCGGTTTACCTGAACGTGCTGATCAGCCATATCGACGGCCCGCAGCCGATACCTTTCCCGCGCGACGCAACAATCGGCGCGAAGAGGGACGCCGAGATCGCGCAGCGTCACGTCCTGAGATGCGTCCAACTCGGGTGGCTGAAACTGAACCGGCCCGTGAATCCGACGACAACCGAACTCACGGAGAAGGGCCGGCCGGTGCTTGCCGAAGCGCTCGGCGAATATGCCGATGCACTCTGCCGCGCCCTTGGCCGGTCACAGTTTGCAGAAGAAGCGCCCGACAAAGTCGCCGAAACGGAAGAACTCCTGAAATCCGTCGAGCTCTGCGTTTTCAAGCGGCCGCTGCAGGCCGTTCAACGATAGCTCTTTCCGAAGGATGTCCTCCGCAGTCGCGCCCGCCTCGTGCTTGGCTGCGAGCGTCAACCGATAGTTCACCGTGCCGCCATATCCAGCCTGCGGCGCGATCTTGTCGACGATGATGATTGCCCCGCCAGGCTTCAGCGCCTGCTTCATCCGCATGATCACCGCTTCGCGCTTCCCCGTAGGGACGAACATCAGCGACAAAAAGCAGATCACGACGTCCGGCTGCCGCGGCTGCCAGAAGTCATAATCCGCGGCGTCCGCGATCACGAGATCGCCGGGGCCCGAATAGACATCGGCCATGGCTTCCGAGTTGTCGATCGCGATCAACTCCGCCCTCCTGGCGTCGAGCACCGGATTCAGCGCCCGGCCGACATTTCCGGTCGACGCGCCGACGTCGAGCACAAGGCCGCCATGCGGGATGAAGGCGCGGGCGATATGCACGACGGCGCCGGTGACGAGATCGTACCAAGGCAAGCTTTCCCGGACATGCGCATCGAATGCGGCCGCCGCCGTCGGCGTCTGAAATGTCCATTCCGAAGGCACCCGGAACGCATTTTTCTTTGATTTTCCTGACATTTTTGCTGCCCGATTTTTCCACATTGCGGGGTGTGGACAATCCTCCCTTCCCACCCCTTAATCAAGCCCGTTGGGGACGATATTCCCTAGTTCCGCCAAAAAGGACCGCTCAAATGGGTTGGACGCAAAGAGAGTTCGAAACCTCCGTCGCCGCACTCGCCCGGATGCAGGCACGGGAGGCCAAGCAGCCGCACCCGGGACATGACGGTCCCTGCTACGCAATGATGTTCTGCCCGGTGCTGCACGAGGTTTTGCTCTCCGAGACGCCGATCGTCGACACCCGGGCGCCGTGCCCGCGCTGCGGCCTGATCAACGATCACCGCTATCCCTGCACTGATCGTTGAAGCTTTTCGGCCGTGCCCGGCAGCGCCGGGCATCCCGAAGCGCTTCCGCTTCACAACAGGAGAACTTTCCTCATGCTTCAGACCGTCAAAAGCAGCGAAACCACTACAGCCCCTTTCCGCGTCGATCCGAGCCGCGGCGGGCACAACGGCGAGGTTTCGATGCAATGGATGGCGCGGCCCGCTGATCAGCGGTTCCTCTCCCTCGACGACCTTCACGACTTCAAGCTGAAGTTTTGGAATGGGTCATTTCAGACCCGCGCCAAGACATCCGACTTCGAGCTCATTGCGCCGGAGATCAAGACCAAGGCGGACATGCACCGCCTGACCGTCGGCGTGACGATCGACAAGGGCGACGTGAAAGACGCCCGCGAAGTCTCCCCGACGCATTGGGCGTTCGGGCAGATGGCGACCCTCGCCAAGTCGCCCGCGGCGTTCCTCCGCGAACTGCCGAGCCCGCTCGTCTGCGACGTTCTTTCCTGGCGGCTGAAGCAGGCCCGCGAGGTTGAGGACATCAAGCTGTACGGCGGCGCCGCCGAACTCTACGCCGCGACCGGCCCGGACTACGGCCGCATCCCGGATTACGAGGTCGTCGAAGCTGTCCGGCAGGTTGCCGGATCCGGCCGCGGCGAGATGCGCTGGAAGATCCCCGGCGTGCTCGATTGGTCAACGAACCTCTATAACCCCAATGCGCCGGTGACCAAGGACTCGACGACCCTGTATGCGTCCGATCGCGACGTGTTCATATTCCTCGTCGATGACCGCAACCCGATCGAAGTCGGAAAACTGCCATCGGGTGAGCCCGATCTGATGTTCCGCGGCTTCTATGTGCAGAACAGCGAAGTCGGTAGCCGCAGCCTGAAGCTAGCGACGTTCTATCTGCGCGGCGTCTGCATGAACCGCAACCTTTGGGGCGTCGAAGATTTCGACGAGATCAAGATCTCTCACAACCGACTCGCTCCGGATCGTTGGCTGCAGCAGGCGCAGCCGGCCCTGCGGAGCTACGCGGATGGCTCCGCGCAGAAGCTAATCGACGGTGTCAAGGCGGCCAAGGCTGCCAAGGTCGCCGACGATCAAGAGAAGGCCGTCGAGTTCCTGAAGTCGCGGCAGTTCTCGCTCACCCGCGCCAAGGCAATCCTTGAGCAGGGCGAGAAGGAAGAGGGCCGTCCGCCGCGGTCGGCCTGGGACATGGCGCAGGCGATCACCGCCAATGCCCGGACCCTGCTCAACAACGACGATCGACTCGAGCAGGAACTCGTTGCCAAGAAGATCCTTGACGCCGTCGTCTAAGGAACCTCCCGCCCGGTCGGCAAGTTGCCGGCCGGGCACAACTCTAACCCTACAGGAGTTCAACTATGCCGCACAGAACCGCTGCCGCCGCCGCGGCTCCGCCGCGCAAGGGCACGAAGAAGCCGCCGCCCAAGGCGCGCCCGAAGGTGCACAAGCCGACCGCCGCCGAGCGCCCTGACGGGCTGCGGCCCGGAACGAAGATGGCGACCATGATCGACATGGCGCTGCGGCCGATCGGGGCGACCGAGGCGCAAATCTGCGCTGCGATCGGCTGGAAGAAATGCCGCGTCACTCTGAAGCGGACCGCCGACAAAGCCGGCTACGAGCTCGCAACCTCGAAGAACGACGCGGGAGAAACGGTATGGAAGGCGTCGGCAAAAAAGACCGCGGCGTGAAGCCTATCATCATCGGGCAGGCGACGTCGTGCGCCTCTCAAGAGCCGCTCTCCGGGAAATCCGGGGCGCGGCTCGCCGTTTTATGCGGCCTATCGCTGCCGGACTTCCTTGCCCGCTTCGAGCGGCTCGAAATGCCCCCGGGCTGGCAGGGAAGGGCAGGGAGAGGCGATCAGATCCCCGGTGCATATGACGCCCGGGACCGCGCCGGGCTTCTCCGTGCCGCGTTTGCCGGCCGGCAAGTCATCGTTTTAGGGGCGATCAACGCGACAGCCTTCGGCCTCAGTTGGCCGAAGCTGTCATTCCGGCCGCATTGCGGCGGCGAGTTCGCTTGGTGCCCGCATCCGTCAGCATTGAGCGATTGGTTCAACGATCGGCTGAACTTCGAGCTCGCGCGGCTTTTCTGGACGGAACTCGCGCAAGGATCCGGTCTCGGACCGCCTCCGCTACCGCCTTCATCATCAGCGGCGGCACCGCTCGGCCGAGCGGTGCCGCC